CTTGACCAACTCTGTCAGCCTGCTGTTGCCCAAAAGCCATCGCCCACTGCTCACGGCCCATGCTAGGGTCTGGTCGTTGTGTTGGCATCCCCGTAAGGAGTCCTGCTATATCTTGTCTAGCCATTGTTATTTCTCCTTATCCAAAAATTGAACCCCAAAAACCACCACCACCAGAATTTGGATTAGTCATGCCTGCTTCTGCATATAGCTTAGCTATCTGAGCTTCTTCTAACGCAGTAGGGTCTTTACCCATAATAGCCTTTAACAATCCTTCATTCTGCTGAAGCTCTAAACGACTAGCTAAATCTCTAGCGCCTAGGTTAGCAGTCAGACCACCTAGCTCAAGCTCTGAACCAATTTCTGTACCTGTTCTACGTCCAATATCAGCAAAACCAGCAGACGGAGTAGCAGCACCATATAGACTCAATGCTCGTTCTTGTGGGTTATAAGCAGCGTTCATTAGACCAGTAGCGCCTGCTAAAGACTGTTGTTGTTCAGCTAGTGCCTGTTGACGAGCGCCTAATGACGCACCTGCTTGTGCTTCTGCCTGTGCTTTAGCCATTGCAAACTGCTCAGGAGAACCACCATACTGTGCAGTGGAGATACCGCCACGACCACTAGCAAACAAGTTCTCTTGCATAGCTAAACGGTTACGTTCTTCTTCAGGGCGCTGTGTGGCTCTTATTTGCTCGTATATGGCTGCTTGCTGCGCTGCTGGGTCTTGACCTACCTGTCCAAATAAACCTCGCGATTGAGCCATTAACTGCTGCTGCATCGCCTGCTGCTCTGGAGATAGGTTAACATCAAAACCTCCAGCAGCATTACCAGCTACACTACCTAAGCCACTAGTGACAGTGTAAGGTTTAAAAGTAGTGTCTTCACGGGCGCGTCCTGCTAAACCAGCCATACCTGTTTGTGCTTCTTCGCCAAACTTTTTAGTGTCTTTAATACTTTCGTCAGATAAGTAATAAGAACCTGCCGCGCTTAATCCGCCTTGCAGTGCATCCATCCAGTTAGCCATTAGTAGCTTCCTCCAGTAATAGTTCCAGCCGTTAATGTACCTACAATATTCACGGTAGGGGCTGTAACAGTACCTGTGAAAGTTGGACTAGCTGTGTTAGCTTTAGAAGCACTAGCCGTAGCGATGTTGTTATACTCTGTATCAATCTCTGATCCTTTAACAATCTTGTTGGGATCGCCAGTGGTTAGAGCATCTTTAGCTGCAAAGTTGGTTGTCTTTGTGTAATTAGACATTAGATTAGTCTCCCTAATATGGCATGTATGTCAATTTTTTGAATAGAAAAAGCAGAGTTGTTGATTTCAGCTTCAACACCGATAGTAACTACTTCGCCACTGCCTGCTGTGTTTACTCGTGGAGTGTTAACAGTAGCTGCCGCAGTGTACTCAGCGTTTGTGTTGTATTCAGAAACACCGTACTCTCCAGGATTTGTAGAACCTGTTAGCGTAAAGGATTGCTTAGTGAATGCAGAGGTGTAGTCGTAACCCCAGTTTAAAACAGCTTGTGCGTTCTGACCACCGATAACAGTCAGGTTAAACTTCTTCAGGAACTTGAGGTTTGCTGAGTTACCAAAGTCTAGCGCATTGCTGAAGTAGCGCATTTGATACTTAGTAGCACCGTCTAGGTACGTACCATACTCAACAATGCCTTCATCGTGTCCCATGTATAGTTGATCATCAGCAAAGATAGCAAAGGATATTGGCTTAATAGCTGACCATGTTGTTACACGATACGCACCGTTCTCTAGAGGTGCTCTAAGATCAAAGCAGTACACTATCGAACTGTCTGGGAAGGTTAACAGATAGAAGGCATCCGTAGGGCTGTAGATGGACTTAATAGCTTCTCTACGCCCGTTAGCGTGTACCTCGATAGACAAAGACTGTAACAAGTCAGACCGTACATTCTTGCTAACATCGTTTAAAGGTAAAGACTTCTGTTGGAGAAGACGACCTAGTGACATAACACCACGACTAGACAAGAAGAACAGATCACTACCTGTAGACTGTACAGAGTCTCTAGCAACACAACCAACACCTTCAATGGTATCGGCTAATGTTAGATTAGCAGAAGGACTCTCGCCTCCTGAGTAGATGATAATGCTCTTCTTACCAAAGATAATCAGGAAGCCGTTATGCTCTGCAATCGACACAACTTCGTCATAACCTGTAGGCCAGACGGTTGTTAAATCTATAGAGCCTGCGGAACCACCCTGCCAATTATCGCCAGCTAGTAGAGAACTCCAGTAGATTGTATACTTGTTGTCAAACACGTCACAAGTCCAAACCCTACCAAAAGCAGCTAAGACTTCGTTACCTTGTGGAGCTGAGCCACCGCCTGTAGAAGTTAAACCAGTAAGTGTAGATGTACCTGCTACGCTTATTAAAGGTTGATGTTGCGATTGGTAAAAGTAAACATCGTTGTTAAACGACATAACCTTCCAGTTGTTGTCGCCGATAGTGTATCCAACAGGTAGAGTTACTTCAGTAAGTGTAGTAGTACCTGTAAATATCTTGTTATTACCACAGCTAAATACAGTTGTTTGACCTGCTCTGTTAATAAACTCAAAGATAACTTCAATGCCACGACTAGTACCTAAGACTGCTGCACCGTTGGTAGTAACTGTTTTGTAACCCTTACGCGCACCTATACGACCTAGCTTGTCAATGACACAGTTGTCAGCAACAGAGGCGTAGGAAGCATCAGAGGACAGCGGAGAGTCCTGTGTGTTCAGGCCAAAGAATCCTGGCGCTGCTACTGTAATGTTCTGTAATGGTTGTGCCATTTAGGAGTACCAGATAGTTTCTTCAGGGTGTTGTGAAGCATCAATAGCAATAGCATCAGCAAGTGTTCTGTCGGCTAGACCAAACAACTCTGCTGCGCTTGTACCTTGTGTCTCTCCACGCTCTCTAGCGCCTAATGCTGTAGCTAGTTGTACCACAGCAGAGGAGGGGATAGTCATGTTGTCAGTGTCTTGAGTAAAGTCCGATGTACGTAGAACCACGTTAAAGCGTAGCTGGAACACACCGCTAGGCTTAGGGTAGACATCAACAGCGTTGTCGCCGTTAGCATCTACACCGTTGAAGCTGTAGAACTGTGGTGAACCAATAGGGGGTGTCTCGATCAAAAAGGCATTGTCCATCCAACGTGAAGGACGGTACTGCATAAAGAAGTCTGAGGTGTCGTTAATGACATCTAAGAGCTTCATACGGTTCTGAGAGCCTGTTAGGACGTAGTTAAAGGTGTCTGATGTTGTTGAGACAGTCAAGGTAGTGCGTAAGGCTGTCCAGTCGTAAGAGTCCTCTACAGTCCTTTTAGCATCATTAACAAACTCACCTACAAGTTTAGAGTAACTGTTTTGAGAAACACTAGATACTTCTTCTTCTCTAAGTCTACGGAGTACACTATTAACTAGCTGTAAGTATGTCATTGTTAAAACCTTTGTTGTTGATCAAAAGAAGAAGAAAAGGAGGAAGTCAAGAAATCTTCAATATCTATAAGTTCTTCCCTGTCAGTAATGCCTACTTCTGTTTTAAATTTAAATAGTTCATTTTCAAATAATTTGTTAGTTGTAGCATTTGCTTGTGGTGTCATTAAGCCCATCATTATACCCATGTCGCCTAAGCCAAAGCTAGGCATGTTGAAATTAGGTAAGTTTAGGTCTATGTCAGGTAAGTCTATGTCAGGTAAGTCTATGTCAGGTAAGTCTATGTCAGGTAAGTCTATGTCTGGCCCATTTATGTCGGGCAATGCCTGCCTAATTGCTGTGTCTAAAGCTGACAAAGCATCGCCAGCAGGTTGTATTACAGCATCGTCAAACGCACTAGCAGCGTCTCTAACTGCTGTGTCTGCTGCTGACAGCACATCACCTGCAACACTAGCGCCTTCTTCTACTCCTTGTATAACTGGTTGTATGACCTCATCGTCAACAACGCTTAATACATCACCTGCAACACTAGCGCCTGCTTCTACTGTTTCTTTAACAGGTTGTAAAATAGTGTCATCTATAGTGCTTCCCGCTTCTTTAACTGTTTCTACAATAGGCTCTAAAGTTTCCCCTATTTCTTCTCCAACTTCTTTAACAGGCTGTAAAACATTGTCGTCTATGACTCTACCAGCTTTTCTAACAATGCCTTCAATAGGTCTAACAGCAGCTTTTACAACATCTTCAACAATGCCTAGATCAATATCTAAATCAAAACCTTCTGGCGTAGGCAGTCTTAAAGTACCACCTTCTTTAACGTAAGTCCCTAGACCTGCCAATAAAGCATCATCAAACTTTTCACCGCTTGCTACCTTCTCAACTACTTTAGTCAAGCCAGTTTTTAAATCGTCAGCTTGGAAAAGACCGCCTATTCTTGCTCCGTCTTCAATACCTGTAAATGCTTTATCTATAACAGTGTTGCCTACTAAGGAAGTAACAACAGATGTTGGGTCGCCAGTGGCTGCTGCATTTATTAAAGCTACTGAGTTGTTGTAACCTAGACCTGCTATACCTACGCCCTCGACTGCGGCTTTTGCTATGCCGTCTACAGCATCTGCCGCACTCACAGCCGCTTGAGGAGCTGTTAGCATACCTGCTTTAGTCAATGCTGGTACAGCTAGAGTAACAATGTCAGCAGGGCTTAGTGACTCACCACTGGCAGCTTTAGCTGCTGTTAACGCTAGAGTGCCTCCAGGAATAAAGTTAGCCACTAGTCCAATAATAGGATCAGAAGCAACTTGAGCAAGCAGGTTTTTGTCTTTCTGAAAGGTAGTTGAATACGTTCCTGCTGGCCCTGTAGCTACAAGATCACCACCTTGAAAAGCGTTAGGCCATAACTCTTGATTAGCTTGAGCATTACCTGTTGTTAAATACTTACGCTCACCGTCTATAACTTTAGACAGAGGTATCTCATTCTGCTGTACGTACTCAGCAAGACCTGTACCAGCAGCTCTGCTACCTTCTCGTAAGGATACTGATGTCCTGCCAAAATCTCCAGGATCAAAGTTGTTGTAGTTATAGACTTTGTTTACTTGTTCTTCTTGAGCTTTCAACGTGTTAAAGACATTGCCGTAGTTAGCAAGGGCTTCATCAGGGCTTCCAAACTTAGGCTGTGCGCCGAAGTCTTGTACTGACAAACCAGAAGTAGAAGCAGTTGTAGGTACACGCTCTGTAGGCGCTGGTGTAGGATTAACAATTTCACGTAAAGCGTTCATGTCTAAACCGCTAAGGTCTAAATCAATACCGCCAAAGCTGCTAAAGTCCATGTCAAAAGGACTAGCCAATGATGCAAACTTTTCAGGGGCTGGTTGAACTACAGACTTCACAGGTAGGTTAACAACAGGATCGCTATACCTAGCCTGTACAGCAGTAGCTATAGGAGTAGGAGCTTTCTTCTTTGCAAGAACAGCTCTATTAATTCTCGTGTTACCGCGTCCGCCACCGCCCATTATCGCTCTCTCTGTACGTTCTTAGTCTTCTCTACTGTACGCATAGCACCTAAGCCTAGCATACCCATCAACACTGGCATCATCTCTGACGTTTCTATAAGTGGTATTGTGATTGGAGAACTGGATAGAGCCAACGCAAAATTAGCCAACGGGATAATAAGGAAGTTACCCGCCATGCCAAGGCAGCATACCCAGCCCACAGCAGGTCGCCAGCCAGCAACAAATAAGTTCTTGTGTGCTGCTTCAACCTTGTTGACATCTAACTGACCCTTGGCTAGTTCTTGAGCATGCTTCTCAGCCATTGTAGATAGTTCAAAGGCTATAGCGTTCTTAGTGTCTTTATCTTCAATTACTTTATCTAATAACTTAGTAACTGGATTAATTAAACTATTTAAAATACTCATATATTATACACTATTTTTAGTTAAAAGTCAAGATAAAGTGTACAGGTTTACACTTATATGTACACAAAAGTGCTGTTTGTCTACACTTTAGTTAACTAAGAGTCCTTCTTATTTGTTCCATTAACTATACTTTGTACAGTATCAGACTCATATATCCTCAAAACCATCCATACAATTGTCAAGATAGATGCTGTTGGTGGTAGCCAAGCAGCTAAGGTTAGAAGAGCAGTGGAAGCAGCAGCTACGTCTATAACGTCTTTTGTTTCGTCAAGCATTAGATACTTCCTAGTATTGTAAATATAATGTAGGCTGCTCCACCGATAGCGGGAACAGCAACTAAGGCTGTACAGACGACTGTAAAGAACTCAACCATCTGTTGTTTGTGTTTAGCTTTAGCGTGGAGTATGTCTTTCTCCTCCTGCGCCCTAGCTCTTTTAGCATCGGCTTGGAACTGTAGCCAGTCATCATACAAGTTAGCTCGACCAGCGTAGATCATTACTTCTTTAAGTTCTGCCTCTTGTTCCTTCAAAGTCTCCAGAGCCATGAATGCTTCCATGTCTGACTTACCGCCGTTCTTGTTAGCTTTCTTGGCAATGGAGCTTTTAGAATCAAAGTAGCTTGTAACTTGGTTAGCTACGCTGTGCAGTTCTTGACCGTTACTTATAGCGTTTTTAATCACACCGAATGCCGCATTAGCAATGGCAATCTCTGCAAGCATAGCTGTACTCCTTACTTATTAGTTTACCAAGGTACGCCAGCGGCTGTCACAGGCTCTTTAGAAGCTGTAATCTGCGCTGCAATGCTCTCTTCGATAGCGTCAGCATCTAGGTCAGCTTTGACCCATGCGATGACGTCAGCTTCAGTGAGGCTGTCATAGGCTACATAGCCGTCAGCAGTTGCATCGGGAGTGAAGCCACAAGTGCCATAGCTGCTGCCTGAGTGAGTTACTGCATCGTCACCAGTACCTACTACTTCGCTGTCTGATGCTGTCCAATGTGCGACTACTACGCCATTGCCGTCTGTGTTACGTTCTAGTTGTGCGATTGTCCAAGTTACTGCCATGATTATTCTCCAGTTTCTAATTGTGCAACACGGTTGCGTAGTGATTGAATTTCTTTGATTAACATTGGGACTAATTTTGAGTAGTCCACACCCATCATCTCTTCTGAGTCAGCATCGCCACTGACAGCCTCTGGTGCAACAACCTGTAGCTCCTGTGCAATCA